GCCTGAATTCGTCCCACGTCACCGGAATCCAGTAGGTCACGGTTGTTACCTGCGGACGCAGTAGCAGGAGAGCGGCAAGCACACCAGCGGTTACGGCCTGTTGCTGTTCGGCGGCGGCTTTCTCGGCGGCGCGTTCGTCGCTGGTTATGGGTTCGTCTTCATCGGTCATAGAAGCGCAACTCCAAATCAGCGTCAGCCCATGCGCGCAGTTCCTCGCGCGTCACCCAGCCATGCACCTTGCCGCAGTCAATGCAGCGTCCGCCGATGCCTTCCGACGTGTCGTAGGTGGCGCAACGCATGCACCAGCCGAGGCGGCACAGGACGCGGAACAGGACGCCCATCACCCCCTCACGATCTGGTTATTCGCACGCAGTCCAGGCCCCGGAGCGATGCCCAAGAACGCGCACATCTCGCGGCGCCATTTGTTGAAAAGGGCGATGCGGTCGGAGATTTCGGTTTGGCTGCGCACCCACGGCCCGGCAGACACGGTATCGAGGTTGTCAGCGGCGCCGACGATGGCGGATTCGAGCGTTGCGAGGTTGGTCAGGTACACGTCAACCAGCGTTTCCTCGTTCTCGGGGCGCAGGTTGTCGAGGATGCTGGTTAGCGTTTCCCAGGTTCCCGGCAGCGTCCAGCCGTAAGCAAAGTCACGGCTGGAATCGGTGGCGTGGTTGGCGCCCACTTGCGGGTATCCTGCAAAACGGCGAACCGCCGCGCGTTGGCTGTCCGTGAGCGCCATAACCTTACGCCTCCACCCAATCGCACAACTTCCAGTTCGCCACCTCGTCGGGGTGAACGTCGGCGGTGTGCGGTTCGGGATAGCGGTCATCGCGCACCATGCGGACGGTGGCGACGGCGGCAGGCTTCGGGGCCTCTTCGCCTTCCGGCGATTCGGTGGCAGTGTCGCCTTCCACGCCTTCGGCCTCGTCAAGCTCATCGCTGATGGCTTCGGCGTTCTGGTCAGTCGGCAGCGGGTTCTTGCGGGGTCGGGCCATGTGGCGTTTCTCCAAAGAAAAAGCCCGCCGAAGCGGGCTGTTGCCGTTACGGGATTGCCGCCCTTTCGACGGACCAACCCCTCTCAAAAATTCGCTTGCGCAGCAGCTTCGGCGTGATGCCGGTGCGCGCTGATAGATCGGCGATGGTCAGCGTCTCGCCGTTCAGCGTCACAGTTTTGGGCACGAACGGCTTTGCCGCAGGCTTCTTGACATGCCCGGCCCAGCGTAGCGCCTGTGCGCGCCGCATGTTGTCCATGGTGTCGGCCGGCGGAGTCGTCAATGCGCGCCCGATGTCCCAGCCGTAGTCATTCACTCTGGACATGACCATTCTTGCGCTTACGCCAAACTCTTCTGCCCACTCCGTAACCGTCTGCTTGCGGCCGAGATACTCAACTACCGTGCATGAGCGCCGGTTGTTGCAATTCGTCTTTCTTGTCGCCCATCGCACGTTACCAGGCTCGTAGTGCCCGTTGTTGTCGATGCGGTCGATGTCAGCGCCCCGGAAGTAGCCTTCCGGCAATTGCGATACGAACGTAGCAAGGTCGTGCCACGCATCGCAGACGCGGATCCCGCGCCCGCCGTAATCCTTGAAGCTCGGACATTCTGGATTGTAGCAACGCTCCATCATGTGCCGCCAGCGCCCAGCGTGCGGCGACGATGAGAGGCCGTGCTTTGTCGTGCGCTCTTTATGAAGGCAACCGCAAGACTGAACGTTTCCATTCTTTAGGCCATCAAAGCGAATTGCCTTTAGCGCAGACCCGCATGAGCATTTGCAAATCGCAAAATACCTGTACGTGCCAGCAATCTGCCCAAATGCGACAACCTCAAGCCTACCGAAAACGTCACCAACCTTAATAGACGACGCTTTCGTTTCTACCAAACCGAAGTCGGAAAGCATCTCGGCCTCCATATTGCCAGTTGGCAATACTTTACACCAAAACACTTTCCGACAACAGGTTAGATCACAATACTACCCCAAGAGCAGGCACGAGTGCTCGGGCTTAATGTTCGCCACCCCCCAGCACACCGCGATCTCGTACTTGATGCGACGATATTCGCGGTACATGGAGATTTCGAACGTGATGCCGCTCACCGGGTCGGTGATGAGCATACGGTCGTCGGCCATGTCGCCCTCTTCCGGCAGAGCCGGGGCGCGGGTGGCAAGCACGATGGCCGAGCGGCTGAACGCCATATTGGCGGTGTAGCTGTCGCCAACCGCCACGGTGTCGTTGTCCGCCCAAGCCTTGCGGATGCCCGGCGCATTCAGCGTTAGCGAGCCGCCCGACAGAGCAGTGCCGACAACGTACTTGTTGCCGTCACGGCCCGACTGCGAGTTGGTCAGGATGTCGCCGGCCAGGATGGTGCCCGAGCCGGTGTCAACCGCGATGCTGGTCGAGCCGACAGCGTAGCCCGAAGCGTTGTTGATGGCGTAGTTGGCGCCGGTCCCCTTGGTGTGGTAGGCGACACCAGCCGACTCGCGGACCTGGAAGCCCGACAGGTCCAGCAGGACGCCACGGGCGCGCAGGTCGGTGGTGCCGGCCTCGTTCGCCTTGGTCAACTGAGCCAACGAGCGCAGCTTGGCACCGGCAGCGGTGTCAATGACCATCTGGAGGTCAGACATCGGGGCGCCGTTATCCGCCAGAATCTTGCGAACCTGGGCCGGGTCCGACAGGTCCGAGGCAAACGGGGTGGTGCCGGCGGTGCCGTAGGCGCGGGAGGTGCGCTTGTACAGAAGGCCGAGGTCCACTTCCATTTCGTTGACCAGGGTGCGCATGGCCTGAGCGATCTGCTGCACGCGCAGGCTGGCGTAACCGGGGCCGGTGTTGATGCCCATCTGCTCCTCACCGGACCAGCGGAACGGCACCGCACGGGCCTTGGTGATGGTCAGGGTGGTGTTGCTGATGGTCTGGTCGCCGGTATCGGGCGGAAGCTGGCCGGGGCTGATGTCGGCAGCGGTCGAGGCCGGGGTGACGGGGATGCGAATGGTCTGGTTCTGCGAGGCGCGCTCGGCGGACGGGACCAGGGTCACGGCGGGGATGAAACCCACCAGTTCGCGCGAAACAACGTCCATGGCCTCATAGAGGTCGGGGACGAGATTATCCAAAGTGTTCGCCATTTGGCGTGTCTCCTAGATGGGGATTTGACGAAATGCAGGGCCATCCAGCCCAAGGCGCCGCACCCCATCCGGGGTTGTAGGCAAAGAAAAAGGCGCCCGGTTAGGGGCGCCCACTTGTCGGGAAAGCTTGGTGTGACCGTGGCTAGTCGGAAACGACCTTGCCGCCGCTCTTGACGTGCTCCATCTGCTTGGACGGCGGCAGCGCCTGGAATTGCGTCCGGCTCATGGTCTTACCCATGGCGCCCCCATTGCCAGACCCCGGCGCACCACCACCGGAAGCGCCGGAACCCTTGAGGATGGAGTCGCGGTGCGGGTAGGCTTCGACAAGCAGCGACAGGGCCTCATCGAATGAAGCCACTTCGCCGGGACGCTCGCGGCTGTAGATTTTCTCGCCGTTTGCGTTGTAGCCAACGGGGACGCCGTTCTCGATCTTGAACGAGCCGCCGAACGCCGCCTTCGCCATGTCGTGCGGAATCGCCAGCTTTTCAGCGATGAATTTGGACCCCGCGAACGAATATCCTAGGGTTTGCTGATCCAGCTTGTTGACAAGCGCGTCACGCTCCCCGGTCAGCGCCTCAAGCTGCTTCTGGACGGAGGCCAACCTCTCCTCGTAAGCCTTGGCGGTTTCGCCCTTCACGCGCTCGACCTCGCCCAGGTCCACCAACTTCTTGGCGTCCAGATTTCCCACGATTTCCAGAGCCTTGCGGGCTGCTTCCGGGTCCAGTCCTTCGTAAGCCTTCAGCTTGCTCTCGAACTCTTCCGCCTTGATGCGGTGGTTGCGGGCTTCGCCGTTCAGCCGGGAGATGGCCGCCACGGTTCCGGGGGCGTCAAACGCGACCTCCTTCCCGTCCTCGTAGCGGTATACGGGCTTGCCGTCCTGAACCTTGACGTGGCCGTTTTCGTCCAGAACCAATTCCATTTTCATGCGCGCACTACTCCATATGCCTCATCCGAGGCGAAGCGCCCGGCCAAATCCATGACGCAGGCAACAAAAAAGCCGCCTCAGTGGGCGGCCTCTCGGGGAACTTGTCGGGGTGTGGTTACTCAGTCACAATCCCATCCGCCGCGTTCTCGTCGGCGTCGTGGGCTTCGGTGGTGTCTTCGGCTTTGGGCTTATCGGGCTTGGGCTTCGGCTCGGCGGCAATCCGCTTCGCCTCGTCTTCCCAGGTAATTTCCGCCGGGATGATGTCGCGGCGCTGAAGGCCGGCGAAGGCGGTTTCCTTGGACACGATGCCCTTTTCCACGGCGGTCAGCATGACGGTGGTTGACGTGTCAGCCAAGTTGACGGCGTTGAAGTCCTTGAACATGGTAACTTCGATTTCAGGCGCCGACAGGCCGCGCCACTCGCACATCAGGCCAAGCGCGGTTTCAAGCGACTCTTCGAAACTCTCGGTGATGCGCTGGAGGACGGACTTTGACGCCTCGCCCTCGCTTTGCGTCTGGGCAGCGGTGTGCAGGTTCGGGCGCTGGATAACCAATTCCGCGCCGATCTGCTTCATCTGGCTTTCGATGTCCAGCAGCGATTGCCGCCCGGCTTCAATGGCCGCGCCAGAATGCTCAACATACTTCATGTCGGCATCGGCGCTGGTGGAACTGACAAAGGTGCCGCTGCCCAGCGTGATGCCCTCGCCTTCGCCCAATCCCTTCACGAACAGGAGGGGCACGCGGGCGGTATGGAGGATCGTCTGCTGGTCGGAAAGCGACTGGTAGTGCGCAATGTTAAGGTACGCCAAGTCCAACAGCGGAGGCCTGGGCAGGCCGAACGACTGTGGGAAGAACACGAACGGAATCCGCTTGAGCGTCGTCTTCCCCTCGGCGTGAACCTGCCAAACCTCGCGCCCGTCAACCTGCTTGACCTTGCGGTAAACAGCCCAAGCGCCAGGTGTCAGGACGCGCACCTGGCGCACCATCTTCTCGCCCCACTCGCCATCGTCCTCGCAGACGCATTCCAGTAAGCGCAACTGCGTAAGTTGGCCGCGCTTATGTCTCCACCCGAGGATGGACGACGCCTTGTAGGTGGCGAAATATGGCCGAATCCCAGCCGCCTTTTCCTCGGCGGCAGTCCGCACGCCTTCAGCCGGCGGAACGTCTACCAGCACGCCGACAAGGCCATATTGCAGGCATTGCAGCATCAGGCCGGCGGCGTAGGCGTGGAGCGTCGAGCCCTCGCCGTCCACGTCCTCAAGCAGTTCCTCGATCTCGCCGGGCACACCGTCCAGCGTGATCGCCTTGGACAGCGGCTTCGCGGCCAGCACTTCAGCGGTGCGCGAGAACGCCGGGAACAGCGTGGCCGTGGACAGCCGCGCCTTGTAGCTCGCATCCGGTTCCGCCGGGAACTGCGGCAGGA